GTAATGCTAAAGGTGTTGTTAACATTGCCAGAAGCATTAGAACTGGCAGCTACAACACCCGTGCCGGTGATATAATAATTATTGGTCGTACTGCCTCCCACCGTTGCCAAAACACCGGACACGCCGCTGAGGTAGGAAAGGTTGACTGCGCCGCTAGGCTGGGTGGGGGCCGGAACAAATGGTGAACCAGTAAATTGTTTAAACCCACCGATGACTTCGTTGCCGGTTGTGGTGACTGAATTGGGCGAACCACCGCCAGCGCTTGAGGCAAGAATGCCCGAAACGCCGCTGAGATAGCTTAGGTTGACCGCACCGCTGGGTTGGGTCGGAGCCGGGACAAGGGGGGAACCCGTGAACTGTTTGAATCCGCCGATAACCTCGTTACCTGTGGTTGTTACCGCATTAGGTGTACCGCCACCACCTCCACCAGCCGCAGCTAACACGCCTGATACGCCGGAAAGATAGTAGGCATTAACAGCATGGCCGCTATTCGTGGGGGTCGCCACCGTAACGGGAACGTCAAAGGTTTTGGCCGCACTGATTGACTGCGCCGTATTGGTAGTGACTAGATTGAGGAGAATCTGTCCGCTAGCGGCAAGAACGCTGTCGTCTACAAACTTTTTTGACGCCGCCGTACCAGTCGCCCCACCATAAGGAACGAAAGGCGAGTCGATAAAAGTCTTGACTCCCGAGATGGTTTGGTTCGCACCCGTAGTATAAACCACATTGGGGCCAACCCAACCAGACCCGAGTAGATAGGCCTGAAGATTGCCCGAGAAAGCCGAGCCGCTAGAGGCCAAAGCAATAGCATTAGTCAGTTCCGTCTGGTTAATCTGGCGAACAGCAATTAGGGGCATGATTAACTCCTGTAGTAGTTATGGGGAGTGCCCAAACCGATAGGACCAGTGTTGATATTACCACCGCCCCAGAAATTCATTATCGTGGGGTAGTTGATAGAACGGGGGAAAGCCTGTCCTTGACGATACGCGGAAGTAAGAAAGACCAACTGCTCGTTAAGCTGGCGTTGCATCTCTTTGTAGACCTTGGCCTGTTCGACCGGATTGATGAACTGAATTTTGCTATCACCTTCAGTGAGCGAGATGACCCCCGGATTTAGCCCGGCGTTCACCTGATTCAACTTGGCGATGTAAAAGTCCGCTTCATACATCAACTGGTAAACAGATTGTTCGTTTTCTTCCAACGGAGGCGTGATATCACCGGTCACCACTGTGTAGCAAGTGGCAATCATGTTGTTGAGCTTGCCTACGTAGGACGGACTGACCAGCTTGGACTGGATATAAGAAACAGGGTAATCGGCTGGCTGGCCCAAATCATTCCATATCTGCTGGGCTAAATTTGTGATGTACGCGCAGGGCATGACTTAAGAGTTGTAGAAGGTGTTCGGAAGGATTCTCAAACCATCCGTATGGTAAGTAGAATAAGTTGGACTGACCCCGGTAAGAACCAGCGTGATGTCGGCCAAATAATCGCCGGGACACTGACTGGTTTCCCCGGTAGTAAGTAAAATCGAAGTCATGCCCGCCGCAGGATTATCATGACCGGTTGCGCAAACATTGATGGGCGCTTCGCCCGTGGTCTGAGTATAGTTCTGCTTGGCGATGTAGTAAACCGAGTAGCCGGACAGATTCAATGGAGTACCATTGTCGCCCGTGAACGCGAGGTTGATTTGCAGTGTATTGCCCTGATAGACTTCAATCATTGACATGACGACTATTATACACGAAGCCCCTTGGGAATTACACCAAGGGGCAAAACGTCAGGAGTGGGATTAGCTCTTGAACCAATCGGCTAGAGCGAGGAACCAGCTACCTACCGTGCCCCGATAGGTGCGAGAGGCAACGAGGTCAATCCAAAGGATGGGCAGCACAAGAATCCAGTAGAGCAGCTTTTTAGGAAGGCTCTTGAAATCGCCCGAAATGGCATTGACAAAATTTCCCAAGATAAGAGCGAACGCTACCCAGAGAAGAAAGAAAATGAGGTAGAACATAAAATGAATGTTAGCGCGTTCCCACCGGTTCACCCGCAAACCACTTCTTCATGAAATCCTTCATGGCCGGGTTAGTGGGTACGTTAATGACGCGGGGCGGAAGCTGATTCATCTTGGCTTGGGTGAACTGCCGTTCGAGACTCGCGACCAGTTTATCACGAGGGTCCAGAGGAACAACTCCCACGGTGTGCGCGTGTTCATGCAAATCGGTTAGTGTCATCGCGTTGATTTCAGCGCGATATTCCTCAAGCGTATCAACTTTATACCCATCACGAATACCAAACATTTTTGCCATGTTCAGCGTCGGCTTGGGTTCCAGTGCTCCATGGGTTTCATGGGTGGGTGCGGCCTTCTTGCGAGAAGCACGCACGATTTTGGGGGCCGTTGTAACGGCAGCGTTAGATTTCTTTGCCATAGTATATTCCTTTATCCTTTTATCTCACCCTGTAGATAGAGTGAGTACTACCTTATACACGGAAATGGAAAAGTTTTTGTAAACGGGTCGAAGTTTTTAGACAACAAAAAACCCGACCTTTTTAGGGGTCGGGTCTTTAGAGTATTGGTTAAAACTAGCTTACCAAACGATGGCCATCTTACCACGGTTATCAACCGAGATGTAGCCCGCAGACTGGTTACCGAACCAGCCAACCTTGTCGGCGCGGGTCGGGAACTGGTCATCGGCAGACAGGCTCCACTCAGCACCACCGAGGTCGGTCTGCGAGAGGGAGATAAGGTCCTGCCAGTCGAGGTTGAGGGCAACCACAACCTGCTCCGTAGCAGAGTTGAAGGTAGCCGAACCCGTGTTACCGTAACCGATGTAGGTACCGGTAGCGTAGTTGGCGAACACGTTGTTGTAGATTTGGCCGACACCGAGTTCGTTGTACTCGTGGAGGTCCACGTCGAACAGGGAGGGCAAACCAGCCGAATTGAAGATGCGGTTACGCAGTTCATCGGTAGCGGCGAGCGAAGACGCACCAGAGGTGGTCAGGGAACCGTCGCGAGTATTGACAGGCTGGTAGGCGATAGAACGAATCTGGCCCATCCACTCCGGAGAGCCGAACAAGTCGGTAATCTTCGGGTTGACGCCAACCGGGGTACCACCCTCCCATGAGGTGACGATACGACGATACTTGGTCATCATCGTGTTGAAGTCGGCAATCTGGAAGACGCCAGCGGTATTGGTACGGATAATCTGGTAGTTGCCTACCGCCGTATTGGACGGATTACCGTCGATGTAGGAGTTGGCCAGCGCGCCCATGAGGACGTTGGTGGCGTGCAAGTTCTGCTTGGTGAGAACTTCCTGAGCGAGACGGGCCAGCGCGTCACTGATGACGTTAAGGCGCGGACGCTGCGTGCGGAGGTACTTCTTATCCAGCGAAGCGCCACCGGACATGTTGTGGACCTGCACAACAATCTCGTTAGCACCGGACATCTGGTTGGTGTTCAGACCGCCAGCCATGGAGGTCGAGAAGACCAGCATGTAACCGGGGGACTTAGTGTCAAACAGCGGGGTGAGAACGGCGGTCGGGGCCTCGTCGGGACCATAGGTCTGACGAGCAAACTGGTTGCTGAACACCGGGGCCTGTTGGATAACCTTCAGGAGGGGGGTGGCAACGACGGCGGCAATGGCCTCGGCAGCAGCAAGGGATTCCGTCTTGTTACGGGAACCGAGCTTCTGGGCAAGGGCGATTTGCTCCGGGGTGTAGTTGATTTCTACGTTAAGAAAATTCTTGGGATTACGCATTTTGATAGATTCCTATATTAAATTTTTCTTGGTTGAGATTAGACGGCGACTTCGATTTGGGCGAATCCACCGAGAACACCCTGACCATTATAGGTACCGGTATCGCTGATGCAGCGACCAATAACTTGGTTCATGATGCCGGTCGTGACGTAGGAAGGAGCGACACAGGCGAATCCACCGTTCGTGCCAGAGGCAATGAGGGGATAACCGGCCACGGGCTTCGTACCGTTGAACTGGGAAAGGAAGACGGTCAACTGACCACGCTTCAGAATCGGAACAGCCTGACCGGTCTGCACGAAGCCACGGGCCTCAGTGTGAGAGTACGGCAGGTTGACCAACTTGTTGCCGTTTTCGTCGTAGACGGCGGTGGTGTAGAGAGTGATACCAGCAACTTCCCACTTCGAATCGCCAACAGTGGCGGGGCGAACCTTGCGGTTAACACCGAAGATGGGGCTGTAGATGTTGGTGTAGGCCGCGCCGACTTGCTGAGTGCCGTAGCCTTCAGAAGAGACGGGGTCTTGCGCGCCAGTGAGGAAAGTCACAAGCTGGCCACCCAAACCGGTTTGATTGAGGGCGAAAAACGGAAGCACTTCGTGCTGGTCGAAATCACGATTCGGCAGAAGGTTCGTTGAAGAGATGAATACGTTAGGCATGGTAGTTTATTAACGAGTTGTTAGTTGATACACAAAATATTGTGGGTTTTTGTTATAGAAATGATTTTTTTGTCGAATTACTTGATTTGGTCGATTTTCTTACCACCGATGGTCATGGTTGACATAGCGGCCTTGGCAAGGCTTGCGAGGTCGTTCGAAGTGGGCCGTACGACGGTGCCAGCGGGGGCAGAGATGGGATTGCCCTGAGCGGAGGCGATAATTTCCTCAACATCGAAACCAGTATCGGTAACTTTTACCTTGACACCCTTTTCGGTGAACTTGGCAATGATGGCATCCTGAGCGGCCTTGGCTTCGCCAGCCTTCTTGGCCTTCTCGCTCTTCATCTTTTCCTTCATGAGCTTCTTGGACTTGTCCAGCCACTTGGCGAAAGCTTCGTCGGAAAGACCCTTGACATCAGCAACGATTTCGGCGCGCTCGTCATCGGCAAGTTCGAACACTTCGTCAATCGTGCTCATGCGGGTATTGAAAGCCTGCTCAGCAGCGGCTGCGTCTTGAGCGGCCTTAATCTGCGCGAGTTCGGCCTTGACCACTTCGAGTTCCGCGCTCAGCTTGGTAGCATTGGCGAGGGCTTCGGCCTTAGCGGCTTCAATCTTGGCGGTGTGGGCTTCAGCCTCTTTGCGAACCTGCTCTTGGCGTTCGCTTTCGGCTACAATGGCGTCAATGACGGGGGAGACACTGGCAACGACTTCGTTGAGGTCTTCAATTTTGGTCACCTTCGAGAGGCGTTCCTTGAGAGACTGAATATCGAGTTTCATATTAGATAAATTAATCGCGGTAATGGACGATACACCAGTTTTGGGTGTTTTTATAAAGGCTGAAGCTTTTTTGTCCATTTCAGTGATAAACGCGAAGACAATACTGCGCGCTTCTTCGAGGGCTTTTAACACGGCCTCGGCTTCTTTTTCCTGAGCCTCGTGCGCGGGGTCTTCCACTTCCCCAACTTCTTTCGGCTCTTCTGCCTCAACAGGTTCGGGCTTCTTAACAATTGCGGTTAGCCCCTTTACAAAAGCCGCAGGGACAGTCACTACGCCGCCACCCAAAGGAGTAACCTCCTTATTGACGATACGATAAACGTGTTTATTAGCGTCATCAGGGTCCATACCCGAACCACGGTAAGCACGTAACGCTCCGCTATATCGACTGAAGGCCTCGTTATCCGGATGCACCGTCATACTAGCGGACGCAATAACCGGAGTTTCCTTTGGAAGGACCGCCACATAGTAGCCTTCAAATCCCACCTCGAAAGACAAGGACAACTCGTTTTCTTGCGTGGAAGTAGGTGCCGCAGACGATTCGATATAGTCGCACAATTCTCTGGCCACTGTACGCCAAAACGCGATGATGACTGAGATATTGAAAGGCTTGTTGGCAGCGCGAGCCTCTTCTTCCGTGATAATTTTGTCCGTGCCAAACTCACTCAGACCAGCGTGAACAATATAGCCCACTACCGCCTTGCGGTCATGCTCTACGTTGATTTGCTGGCGCTCAAATTTCTTGTAGACGGCCAACGCAGTCTCTATATCTATGCCGTCATCATTCAGGTTAATCAGACCACCCACGGCAAGATTTCCCGCTACGAAAAGCAGCGCGGGCTCATCTTCCGGATTGATTTCCGGAGGTAAAAGATTGCGAAGCTGCCTCAGAGAGGCCTTGGCCTCATTGCGTGTCTCATCCGTCGCTTCAATTGGATGAATCTGGGTGGCAAAAAGAGTCTTGAACTTGGGTTCCTTGAAAGACATAAGCTTTAGGAATACACCAGTTTGTTACTCTTTTTGGTCAGTGTCTTTTTTGCTCTTGTATAGAGCCACTGCGGTCCAGTCGTCAACGACATACTCGGGGTCGGAAAACTCTGAAGATATAGACGATAGTTCCGTAAGTACTTCCATGGGAATGTTCTTGGGGCTATCAATATAAGCCTGAATCTTGTCGGTCCACGTCCCCTCTTCCTCGTTAATCACTACAGCCTTGGTTGCGGCGTGAATAAAGACCTGCTGTGCATCGTTGAGTTTCTTTAGCCCATAGTTCTTTCTATAGACCTTTTCAAACTCGCCCTTGAGCGCGTGCATGGCGAAGACCGTATCCGCCAGCTTCTTCACGTTGAAGTGATAAGAAGCCTTGGTACCGATAGGGCTGACCTTCTTGCCCGGCATCTTAGTGCCGCTTCCGCCCGGAGGACGACCCTGTTCATCGCCCTGTTTTTCCGGAGCCAAGGGCTGATAAAGACCCTTGTCACGAAGCTTCATATACTCTTCCTGATTCCTGATGGAGGTTACCTTGTCGGGCAGTAGCCCCTCTTCAATAGCCTGATTGAGTTCAGAAGGAGTAAGCAGTCCAAGTTGAGCCATTTGGAGATAGATGCGCTGCAACACGCTCTTGTCTTCCGCATCAATCTCTTGGAATTCTACCTTGGGCACATGCTTGAAGCCAACGTTTTGACAAATTGCCTTGATTTCCGGACGCAGGAAATTGTCAAGGAAGACACGACGACCCTCGTTCAGACTCTTGATGAACATCTTGGCCTTGATGGCGGCATTGGCAAACTTTTCGTCACCGAAGAATTGGTAGCCCAATCCCTCACGAATATCCTTGTCCACCTGTTCGTACTTACCCTTGCCAAGCAGTTCCTTGAGGTCGGGAATCTTCCATTCCGCTTCCGTAGTATAATCGGCTACCAGTACGCGACCCAATGTTTGGGTTTTGAAAATATTGCTTAAATTCTGAAGGGCCTTCGGGTCAGTGGCCGGATTTCTTTCATCGGCAGCACGGCCAGCAGTGACAAGAAGGAAGACCTGTTCCATGGTCTGCACCAGCGACATGTCCATACGCTCCAACATCAGCTTGTATTCCAAGCGATTTAGCAGCGGGAAAATCATGGGGACCGCAAGGGGCTCATAGTCTTGCTTGCGATAGAAATTGTAGTACAGACGGGAGGTGTCCAGCGGAACGTACAGCCAAGGTTGCGCCGCATACTGCATGATTTGCTTCTGAATGTCGGGCGGGAAATCCTTCAGCATCTGCTTGTCTTCGGGCGTCTTTGGATTGCGCAGTCTTTCAATTTCGAACGTCGAAAGCATGCGGCTGTAGGTGTTCTTGAAAGTGGGGCCGACCTGTAGATAAACCTGCTTGGGGTCAAGAATGATGTAGCGAATGGGAAGCTCCGGACTCGTGGCGGCGGCAAACGCCGTTTTCATCTTGGCAAACTTGTCCGGGGCAATGCTTCCGTTAAACTTGTAGATGAAGATATTGCCCGAGCGGTAATATTCCAAAAACCACTGCGCCATAAAATCAGGAAGCTGGATAGACTCAAACCATTTGGTGAAGAAGGCCTTGACCGTGGCGTTATCCGTCGTGATATCCAAATTTGAGATGGAGAAATCCTGAAGCAGATTGATGGTGTTACGAACCAGTGGTACGTTAAAATAGGCAAGAGTAGCCAACGTGATTGGAACCTGCATGGTCCAATATCCACCTTCCGCCGAAAACGGCATGATACCAGCACGTAAATTAGGATAGAGGTTATTGGAATTGATTACGGGAGCCCAATTGTCCATCGTTTGGGTACTGGAAGACACGCCTCCACAAGCCGCAACAGACTCGGTGTAGTGTTTGTCGGCAGAGAACTCCGCAAAGACCTGTCCTAATGGCATCGGGGCGGTTTGAACCGGTTGGGGGGTCGCGGCCTGAACTGACCTGCGTTGGTTCCAATAGGGACTCGTTTTCTTATATTCTCTTGCCATGGTTAGTCAATCATACACCGAAAGAGGGGGTGGTTTCAATTGTGCGCGAAAGTACTTTTGTTGACTTTAGACCGCCCATCCGGCGTAAAAAGTTCCGTAGTTCTCGCTAGGACGACTCTTTGACTCTAGATAAAGCTTTAAAGCCCAATTACCTAGGAATAAAGCCGAATATGAGTCGCGTCTAATTCTGTTCTTGTTCTTACTGGCCTTCTTGACGTTAGTGGGTAAATCAAAAGTAGTATTACCCAAAGAACTGACTTTGACCTCAATCAGCGCGCACTCCTTCTTGACTAGGTCAACCAGTACGTCCTGTTGGGCAATAAAATCATCCATGTCACCGCGCTCCTGATTGGGACCGACAAAGTCCGGGTGATAGGCGATAATGTCACCGATATCCTGCCCCCTCATCTTGGCCATCGCCCCCTCGTTGGGGAGAGCCTTGGCGGCGAACAGAAGCTGACGACGATTGAAGCAGGTCTGCATGTATTCGTTCGCGGCCTTCTGGAAGGTCGAATGAAAGAACTGCTTCTGGACAATAAAGCCACCCTCTAGGTTGTAGCCGCGCTGGATTTCCGTGACTAGGTCATCAAAGGTTTCCTTGCCGAAGTCCACGTACTGGATGGCCTGCAAATTCTTCTTCGCGTTTTTGAACTGCGAGGACTCATTACAGAAGTTGATGAAGTCCATGTTCGAACCCTGCGACGTATCAACAGCCACATAGACGATGTTGAAGTGGGTGAGCAGATACAGGAAGTAGCCGATGTGGTGCTCGGGCTTTGCGCCTGCGTTGGCATACTGGTGAACAACCACGCCAACCTTGCGCACGGTATCATCATGAAACTTCTTGTCAATAATCTTGATGACGCACATGGCAAAATGGTCATTTACTTCCGAGCCACCCAAGTTGGGGTCAATGGAAAGGATATATTCAGCGCCTTTCTCTCCAATAATCTCAACGGTCGGGTCGTTCGGCCCCTTGAGAGTACAATCTTCCATGACCTTGGCACGGAAATAACCATCGGAGTCTTGTACAAATTGGGCCTCGTATTCACGCTTAATCGTGTTCTCCGAGAACATGCCCGACTCAATTTCCTCGCGGATGGACTTATCAATCAGGTCCGGATTGGCCATGCGGTATGATATCTGGTGGACCAGATAAGTGGCCTCAATATCGTCATCCTTGCCCTTTTCGGCCACCGCCTCCTTGTCACCCGCCAACAGAGCGCGCTCCTTCTCGTCCAGCTTCTTGAGCATGGCATCATCCTGCGCGTAGATAATCTTGAGATACTTGCGATAGAGTGTATAAAGGTCCTGCCACGTGTAGGACGCGGAGGAAAGAATGACCATCTTAGCGTCGGAACGGAACTTCGTCCTTTCCTCCTCGGTCATTTTGCCCGCTTCAATCAGACGAGCCTCTTTCTTACGGATAAGCTGGCGGCGCTGAACCTCTTCGTCGGGTGTCGCGATAAGGAAGGGCTTAAGAACCGTGTCGATAAGCGTCTGCGGAATGAGCAGGCCTTCGTCAATGCCCAGAACCGAGCAGCGATAACCACGAAGCCTTTCGCCGTCGCCCAAGGGGAGGGCTACGATGGATGAACCGTTCTTGAAACGAATCTCGTAAAGGTCAGGGCGCTTGCGCATATCGCCATCCATGCACTGCCGAAGCATGAAACCGCGCTTCTTCTTTGACCACCCATCAATCATTTCCAGAATCTTACGGCTGGAACGGAAGGTGGCAGAGGTCATTACGATACGCTTGCCGGGGTGAAGCAGGCAGTACACGTAACAAAAATGGGCAAACATCATGGATTTACCAAGACCACGAGCCGCAATCGTTAGGGAAAAGTTCTTGAAGAGCCATCCCTTAATCATGAGACGCTGATAGGGCTCAAGGGTGTAGCCCGTAAGATAGAAAATCAGCAGTCCGATATTGTACTTAAGGAAACGGCCCAGCGTTTTGCGCGCCACGTCCTCGGGCAATTCATCCTTCAGTTCGTCGCGATACTTGACGTTGATGTCTTCGCAATCCCTTATCGTTTTCTTACCGGAGACCCATGTCATAGTAAACCTTTCTCAAACGCGTTTTGCAGGTCAATTTTGCGCACCTGTTGGCCCATCGCCAATATCTTCACAAGTTTGTCCGCCGCGTCTACACGTCCATCGGCAAATATGACTTGAAAGGACAGGGGATATTTTACGAGCAAATCGCGCAGATTCTTGAAGATGTGTGAGGCGGACGCCTGAACCCGTTGCATGTGGGGGAGATATTCAAATCCCAGCGCATTGTTGATATTCTCCTCTACTAACATGACAATGTAGTGCCCATTCTCCAAGGCGCGACCTAGTTCACGGTCAAAGCGGGCGAAGGAACTATCCTCGCTCTTCTTGCGCTCAATCTTTCGGCTGCTAAGAGTACCGCAGAAATCAGACAAAGATTTTCTCTCCACGAAAACGCCTTGGCTATGGGCTGGGTCGAGGGCGTAGTCACCTTCGTCCACCTTGGCCACGACAACCTTGTGCTTTAAATGCAGCGGATTCTGTTCCCGAGTATCCTGAATGATAGTGGCGTCTCCCAAGGGGGCAAATACGGGTACCTCGTCTACATAGCGGTCTTGGAATCCCAGTTCTTTGATAATCTTGTAGTAACCACCGATAAAGTCATAGTAAGGCATGGATGGGCACAAGAGAGAACGAAGCTCGGCTTGTGAGGGGGCGTAAACCAGTCCCTTCTCCTCCTTGCGTTTCCTCAGCCATTCAATGGCCCATTTTTTGCCCTCTTCAGGGTTAAGCTTCAACCATTTCTTCAGATTGTTTTTCTTGGCAAACTTCTGGTCAAGGTAAGCCGCGATATCATGCATATGGCTCTCCTTGAAGGGAATCTTTTCACCCGTCAGGATGTCTTGGCGCGGATAGTATCGTTCGTAGAACGAAGCACGCCTGTACCGAAGCCCCTTCAGGTGTTCGTGAAGAGACTCAAGCGTGTCATGCACGGAGTCATCGACCGGGCAAAGGATGGGTAGTGGAAGGGGAGAATTCATTAGGGACCACTGGTAGCCTCATCTTCATCCATGCCCGCGATTAGCGCCCAACTGTCTTCTGCGTCGCGGATACGGACGTATTCCTTGGCGTCTTCCTGATGTTCCTTCAGGCCCAACTCAACCAACCGGGCGCGGGTCTCAGGGTCAGACCAAAGTTGCAATAGATTGCCCAGATGGTCGTTCTTGTTGGTCTTGTTGTCGATGCGCTTGGAACGGGAGCCCGAAACACTCTCAATCAAACCCTTGAGACGGCCCTTGCTTTTGTCCAGTTTTTCGCGCAGGGAGTTAACCGATTCAACCAATGACATGGATAAGCGGGCTTTGTGGCCGTCCTTGTCGTCCTTTTCTTCTAGGCACTCGTCAATCAGTCTCTCCTGCTTCTGAATGCCGCGTTCGATTTGGGCTACCTGAACGGTTTCGGAAGCGGCAGAGATGTACATGTCCACCTCTTCAGGAATCAGGTCCGCTGCTTTATCCTGCACGAAACGGATAAAAGTGGATTCGTACAGTTCGCGGTCGGCCTTTCGGTCGTACTGGCTGGACTGAAGAACGAACTTGGTGCTGCGAATGTAGCTGAGCAACGCCTTTAGATTCTTTTCCTGCGCCGGTTTCAGATAGGAAATGTCGTAGAGCGCCCGACTTGGGTCCACGGGGTTATTGACATAGCGATTGACCATGCCCACCAACGCCTGAAAATTTGTCGGCGGCTTGTAGCGGCGCTCTGTAACAGGTTCCTCCCAGATATCCATCGCCTCCTCATTGACCGACTTGACAAACTTACTCAGAGCCTGATATTCACCGCAAAGAGGACTGTAGTTCTTGATGTCGGGGAAAAGCATCTTGAACATTTCCTTGACACTGGGGGGCTCATCCGTGTTGAGTAGCGCAGTCACCGAAGTCTTCTGCGGCTCAGTAAGAATATAGGCCCCCTTGCGCGGTCTGTCCCCCGTAGTTTTAACTTCAGCCCCTTTGCCCGCAATGTGAGCCTTGACGCTGCGCCCCTCGGTGGAACGTCCGTCCAACGTCTCATTCTTGAACACCGAACGGGTTAGGGTTAACAAATCCTGCTTGTCCCAATTGGCGTCTATGTAAGCCTTCTGTTCGTCGGTCAACTCAACCAGTTGGTAATTGGCGTCCGTATAGTTACCCTTGCGTTTACTGTCCCTTTTTCTGGTTTCGGCGGCGTCTAATCCACTCTTGACAATTTCGTCCAGCACAAATTGGTCCGCCGCCTCTTTGGAAGGGAATTCTTTTTTGTCTTCCGCCTCGGGATTGTTGGTTGGGGTAATGGTAATATACCATTTACCTTCAACCTCCACAGGAGTAGAATATACTACCCAGCTATCTTCTTCACTCATCGGATAATCCCCTGTTCGCTAAGAATTTGTTTGCTTACTTCCTCTATCTTCAGCCGTGCGTTGCGTATTTGAAGATAGCCGGGCACGCCATTGTCCCCGTGTCTCTTGTATCCCATTTTTTTTCCCACTTCTTCGGGCTCCAAATTCTTGACGAAAAGCAGCACGTAGATTCGATATTCGTCCTGCGTCAGGCGGCGCTGGATGTTCTCGTCAATCACCTTTTTCGCATTTTCGATATCCACAAAATCACACTGCATATTGTGGGACTCATTAACGTGGTTCTCAATAGAGAGGGGGGTGGCCACGGAGAACTTAGCCTTTTTCTTGCGCTCCCAATCGGCGTAAAACCGGCAGGAAGAGTCCTGTTCGCCCGACTTGGTCCATCCACACTTGTTGTTGCCTAAATTGTAGGCGCAGCAGTTTCCATAGCAGGTCGCCGCAATACAGGGACGGGCCGTCTTATAAAGACCGTCGCGCAAGAGATTGTGAATGGCGTTTGTGATGACGGTATTGACCCATCTGTCCAACGGTTGCTTTACATCGTAGGATTGGAAATTGCGCCAAATCTTTTCGAGAATAATAGCAGACGCATCTTCCCAAGGCAACGTGCTCAAACGCCAAGAAGACTGACGCTTGTCAATCAGCTTCTTAATCTCGGAATAATGCAGCTTAAAAAGGGCCTCGGTTTCGTCCATTAGCTTTTGCGGCTACGCTTAGCCTTAGTCTTGCCTTGGGACGATTGAGCAGCCAATACCGGTCCAAGAATGGACCCTAGCTTGACACTCTTGTCTTTGGCGTCTTCCGCAATGCTAAAGCCAAAATCTTCCGCGCTAATAGATGCGGCCATTTCTTGGGCCAAGGCATGTTTTTCATCTAGGTCTACATACTCATCGTCCCCCTGATGACGTTGGGGGCGGGGGGCTTCACTGCGTTGATATAGATGGGAGATATCATTTCCCCGTGCGTCCCTAAACACCCGCTGCGAACGACCCGGTATAACGGGTGTAGCGACCGAATATTCAGGGGCTACCGTTGAGGTAGGAACGGGGATAAACGTAGCGGACAACGACTTACCACATTTGGGACAGAACTTGGCCGGTTGCTCATACGAGGACTCGAAGCGCGCCCCGCAACCAGCGTGAGGACAATATTTAGTGGGCATTATACTCTATAATAGCGAAAAAGCTTGACACTGTCAACTTTATGTCTTCGGCGTAGGTTCGGTTTGAACTTCAGCGGCAGGGTTAATTAAACCCAATTCAGCAGCCGATTTCTTCTGCTCTTTGCCCCAAAAGGAGTTCTTATCCCCCATGCGGTACTTCAAGTGCTCGGACAACTTTTCCCACGTGCCGTCTCCAAGGGTGGTAGACTCATCTTTGGCGTCTTGAATCGCGGCAGTCTTCATCTCATCAAGCTTCTTAATTTTCCACATACGGCGAACGGCAAAGTAGCCCGCTACCAAAGCACCAACCCCAACCGCTACGCATAGCCACGGAAACCAAACTTGAGCCGTAAGCCAGTCGATGAAAATACTGGTCAGGCCAATAAAGAGGCCCGCCCCGACCAAGCCCGCCCCCTCGGGAAATGCCTTGAGAATGAAAGCGGCAAGCGCACCCAACACGATGAGCCCAAGCCCGGCGATTCGGGTGGCGTTAATCCACCAGCGGCGTTCCTTACTAGCCATCTCCTTCTTGAAATCGGCCAGTTCTTTGTCCTTCTTTTCCATTGCCTTGGTCAAATCGGCGGCGGCTTTTTCTCGTTCAACTTGCGCAGCCTTCTCTAGCTCACTGATTCGGCCATCCCGAGTGGCAATTTCTTGGTCGCGCTTTTCAAGCTCTTTGTCTTTGGTCACGATAACCTGTTGTTTAGCCTCGGCGTCTTTACGAGCAGTGGCGTACATGGCCAGCGCATTATCTCTGTCCTTTTCCACCATTTCGACGGCGCGTTGCAGGGATTTAACGGTTTCAACGGGGTCATCGGGGGGGAGACGGGTTAAAGCCACGCTGCCCTCTTGTTCCACGGCTTCGGTTGGACGCCCCTTTGGCTGATATTCGTTGGCCTTGAGTATGCCTTTGACGGAAGAAGCAGCCTTAGCAGCCTCGGCCCGCTCGCGGTCGCGCTGAGCCTTCTGTTCTTCGGCCTGCTTTTTTAGCGTGGCTATCTGTTCGTCCTTGACGACATTGAGTTCCGTAGCAGTTGGACCTTGTGGCGCAACTACGGTTGACGTACTCTGGCATTGACTGCCCATCATGAAGCACATGAGTAGCAAAATTGCAAATATATTCCTTAACTTTTTCATATAGACTCCTTTATAAAACTGTAAATGTACCATCGGTGGTGAAAGTATGAATAACGTTTCCGCCGACATAAGTAATCGTACCGCCTGTGGCCTTGGCGATTGAACCGGGATAGCTGATAACAACAATACCTGACCCACCACTCCCAGAGGTTCCACCCGAATTGTATCGTCCACCACCACCACCGCTACCCGAGTTGGGGTCACCGTTGGCTCCGTTAGAATTTCCATTATAGCCACCCCGTCCACCACCACCAGTTCCACCATTATTGGGAGCACCGGTTTCGGTTGCACCACCACCACCCGCGCCATAATAAACCGTAGCCCCCGAAATAGTACTTGCTTTTCCGTTAGCCCCTGTATAAGTGCCGCCTCCTTGAGCCTGATTCTGGGTGTCACCACCCGCACCACCGCCACCGCCACCGTCAAAAGAACCTGAGTTATTGCCGCCACCGCCCTTATAAACGTTGCTGCCACTGCCCGCAGACGCGCCTACAATATTGACGCTACCACCACCACCAGAACCACCGCCCGCCTCACCGTTGGTATCCGCGCCTTTGCCACCTCCATAAGCAGTGGTTCCCTTGAAGGTTGAATTGCCTCCGTTCGCGTCAGGGCCTCCCCCACCACCTATCACCACGGCATAGGAGGAACCACTAGTTACTGAAGCACCCGTCACTTCTTCGACAGACGCACCACCACCACCACCCGCATTAACTACGGTACCACCACCACCACCACCGCCTACGACCAGATAATTAATAGAAGTCAGTTTAGTTACAGCTTCAACTAGTCTAGCTAAAAACCCAACGTTACGTAGTGATAATCCTTGAAACATGTTAGGGTTGGACCGAATAAGCTGCTACGACACCCGTGTCCGTGGTATCAAAGCATTGGAGACTGAGGATGGCCGTCTTTGCTGTGGTGAGCCCCGTGGGAGCGACCGCCCCGATAAAGGTCCAAGGAGCCCACGCTAGAGGCTGGGAAGGTGTCGTTGCAAACAGCCTGACCGTCAGCGCCGCGCCGGGAAAATAGTTAGTGCCCGAGATGACAGTTCCACCGGTGATAACTACCGTTTGCAGTCCCAGTCCGCTAAAATTCAGGGTTAGACGGCCAGAAGCGGAAGCAATATTCGCGGGGGAAGACAAAGTGGTAGGTACCATTTTGTAGTTATCCGCCGTTAAGTTTCCTTGTACTGTGGTGTTACCCGTCACCGTTAGGTTGCCCGATGACAAAGAATAGATACCAGCGGAATTACCGATGCCCAGACCGTAAGAGTACTTGTAGGCTTGGTCCAAAACCCGGTTATTGTCCAAGTATAGGTTGGCGTTATTTTGGGTATCTACCGGTTCTACGTATGACGCAACTGGCGCGACTAAGTTGTTTTCCTGACTGTACTTGAAATAAAACAACTGTCCAGATGCTCCCGTGGCCAAAGGAGCGAGTTGAAGCCAAACGCTGTTTTCGGCTTGGGTCGGATGAGATACGGTTTTTACTCTCTTATAGATTGGAACATTTTCGTCTTTTGAATAGAACGGGCTGGCGTATAGAGTATGGGCCGCATACGGTGTCTCATATGGACTCATGGTGGCCCAAATTTCAAAGGCGTTGTACTGATTGGCTACTTGGGTAAAGTAGTTTCGGGCGCTGATACGCACATTGTTTTGTGCGCCAATACCACCACTCCAAACACACAGCCACGCTCCATTACCCGTTATGCCGCTGGCCGGAACCGCCCAACTAGAAGAGCCGTAATAGGTGAAAGCATTTTCGATGTCGGTGGTTCCATAAGGAGCACCACCACCAGCGGGGTATTGAATGTCGGGGATGTAGTATCCAATCGCGCCAGTTTGACCAAAGTTGTCTCTGGCCGTAAAAGATGTGGGTAGATAATCGGTATAGTTGAGCATTCCATATCCACAACTTTCTACCCCATATGTCCTGTTTCCTTCAATTAGACAGTTTTCAATACTACCCGTACTAGAACCCGCGTAAAAAAGAATGCCCCAGTCGGTAACGGAACCGGCAAAATCGTTACGTGCAATCGTAAGACCGTTGTAGGTTATTGGCGCGTCGTAGTCAATCATGACAAAGTACGTTCCGCTACCTTCACACTTTACAGTGTTTTCCGAAAAATTAATAAAGTTACCCCCTTGGAAATAGAATGGGACACCATGCATACCGGATTGGACCATTACATTTCCTACAATGTTAAGGTTTTCGATTAGAGTCGTAGAATTGTATGTGGTAATTCCCGCATGCGTAAACCCGTTGACACTATTACCGACTACATCAGTATTATTAGACGAATTAATGATAATAGCGTCTCGAACCCTGCGATTGCCACACACAGAATTGTCCGATACGATGACATTATCAGATTCCGCCACTTCGATGCCGTAAAGAGTAGTGTCCTTAATTGCGTTGCTATCTACGATAATGTTGCGGGAGTGATTGGCGATAGAAATTCCGAAGACACCGCTTTCAATGTAATTATCAGCAACAATGGAATTTTGGACATAGCCCCACAATTCAATGCCGAGCAGCGACGGCAAATAAATCTTGTTGTTGACAATCCTGTGGCCAAAACAGGGGTTGTAAATTTCAGGGGCCTGAATTTTGATAGCGCTGAAATAGTTCTTCTCAGGTTGGTACCACGAACGGTCAAAAATGTTATTGTCTACCGTGAGATACTTCAGACCACACCCGGTGACACGTCCGTCATTGAAAATACCAAGATGATATTCATAAAAGCGGTTGTTGAGAACGTCAACGTTTTCGTTATTGAACTGGGGAAAAACACCAATGCCCAAAAAGTTGCCGATAGAACAATCCTGAATGGTGGTGTTCTTCGTATTGTGAAGGTTGATAACCCCATCGTATACTTCGGTAGTGCTTGAGCTTCTGCCGCCGTTGATGGAAAGGTTCAGAATACTGACTCCGGAAACCAGTCTGCCCGTGCTCATGCCGGTCACGGTAATCTTCCTGAAGTCGTTCTCATCAAAAGCCTGAAGATTGGCTCCGGGTTCGCCCCGCAGGGTAATGTTGTCGCCTGTAATGACCAACTGTCCTGAGCAGAGATAATTTCCACGCGGCACGTAAACAGTGCCCGCCAACCCCTTGGACTGGAAGAAGTCAATGGCCTGTTGAATGGCTCCGCGACTATTTTGAATGCCATTGCCCACAGCCCCGAAGTTGGTGACCGAAATAGTGTTGGTGGTGTTGTTGGTTGAGTATGCCATATTACCTTAGAGTGTTACCATAGATACCAATTTGCGCCGTTGCTGTGAATCTGATAGGTGTTGTATTGACCGTTGAGAACGTAGGAGGGGGAACCGTCGAAGGTTTGCCCAGCCGTTCCGGTGAGAATAGCCCACCCCGTGTTGATAAGCTTGACCTTTACCATTTGACCACTATTGGTGACCGCGCTACCGACAAGGAGAGTGATAAGGGAGGTATTGTCGCAATAGATACGCGAATCGCTGTTCTTGACGGTGTAGCTGGCTGATACCGTACTGGAAGTCTCGTATAGGCCACTCTGGAAGCTAGTATTACCAAGGAATGACTTATTCCCGGTGATAGATTGGGTGCCCGTCTTGTAGACGATAGTATCAAGAGGGGCAGAAATTTGAGACTGAAGAGCCCCGCTAACTCCGGACAATCTAAAGTAGTTGACCAAAGAACCCGAAGTGTTATTCCAGCTATTGCCTGTCCAAATCCCGTAAAGTGTTCGATTAAACCAGTCTAAGGAGATTACTTCCAAATTCCCATCGGATTTAAGAACTGAAGTATCCCAATTCAAGACTTGATATCCTTCGGGTGATGAATGCAGGGTTCGTGCTGCCCAGCTTAAAGAAACTTGGTCAGTGTTATCGTTAAGCTGTCTTCCAGCTACGGAAACGGAAGTGGCCAAGGAACTATCTCGTAGAGCCTCTACGTACATACCGCTAGGCTCCAAGAAAATTTTGTATCCACTAATCTGTTCATTGCCCGTGCGATGTACAAAAGTCCCCTGCATCACCCCTGAAAGTCCATTGATGTTGCCGGAAAGATTGGTGTCGCCGCCAATGGTTAAAGCACGCAGTGTCTGTCCGGTCAAGGTCAGATTGCCCGAAATGATACTCCCCATTCCATTCGCGTAGGTTTGAGCCGCACTCAATGCCGCCGCACCAGTCTGGGCTATCCTTATTTCCAACCCACCGCTGACGTTGCCCACGAATCCTGACAATGACGCGATACGCCCCTGCAACGTCGCGCCAGTTTGGGTTAGATTTCCTGAGAGTATTGTCCCCATGCCGTTGGCATGAGTAATCGCCGCATTTCCCGTGGCGGTAATCCGCGCCTCTAGTCCGCCCGATACGTTTCCGACAAAACCGGACAATGACGTGATACGGCCTTGAAGTGTTGCGCCGGTCTGGGTGAGATTTCCCGAGATGATGGTTCCCATGCCATTGGCAAAGGCCACCGCCGCGTTACCGGTTTGAGTAATCCTTGCCTCTAGTCCGCCGCTCGCATTGGCAATATCGGTCAGAGAAGCAATTTTGGGCAGCGTGACTAGGTCGGTCATGTACCCGCCCATACCAAAGACCCAAGTGTTGGAAGGTACGTCGAACCCAATAATGGCTCCCGTAGCACTTGCGCCCGTGATGCCGGTGGAAATCCAGATGGCTGAATCTCTGGCCCCGCCCGTAGCGTTTAGTACGAGCCAGTTGTCACCCACGCAGACATCTTGGGTATTGACTACTATCTGTGAGCCGGTCACAAAGAGATTATCCATGTAGGTATTTCCAATGAAATACTTGCTACCGGAAATAAACTGAGTTCCTGTGGTATAGACTACATTATTGGCTATCGCACCCGTTCCAGCCGAAATGGCATCAATATAGGTCTGCAACACTCCGCTGATAGTGCCGTCGCGGACAAAAAGGGCAGAACCAGTCAGAGTCAAGTTGCCCGAAAGGATAGTCCCGATACCATTGGCATGATTGACTGCGGCACTACCCGTGGCTGCGTCTTGGGCGTTCGTATAACCCGAAAGGGCGTTTAGCTGGACGACTGTAGCCAAGTTGCCAGTTCCCGCCAGCCCCGTGATAAATCCGGACGGGTTAGAGCGGGGATAAAGTAGGTTGACAATATTAGTTGTACCGGAAATTAACTCTCCCCCGAAACGGAGACTCTTAACAAAGGAGCCCCCACCGGAAACAACAAAGGCTCCATTTGCCTGAGAAGTTGTTTCCGTACTGTTAAGAATGACCTGAACGCTATCAAAATAATTGGGTGTGTTCCAAGTAGCGAAAGCGTTCTTGCCCGGAGGCTGGTTGGCGTGAATAAGGCCGACTTCCCTTAGATATCCGGTCGCATTTAGGGTCGTGTAGCTTAAAGAATACCTACAGCCCGTGATGGAATATGGGGTTGGGACTTGGAACGGCCCGTATAGGAAAACGCCCTGATTGAAATTAGTTGGACCATTATACAGAGTACTATAAGCGCCGCTTCCGTCAGCAAGAACTTCAAATTTTACGGAAGCCGGAAATGAACTGCTTCTATTTTTGAGATAAATGTACCAGTTGGAACCGTTTGAAAAACTACCGTGATTGATTCCGTTAAAAGTGTAGAAAAGTTGACCAGTATTGCCGGTGATTGCCAATGTAGCGATGGCTTCGGAAGACCCATAACGAATAGTATTGAGAGGATTGGTAATACCGAGACCACTTTCCACAGCCACCGCAACGGTGCCGCCTTGATAATCATAGTTAGCCAACAGATTTTGAATGTTGTTGGTGAACAACTCCAAGTTTGTCGTACCGTTTGAGCCTTCCCCAAAAGAAACTACGAAATTTCGCAGATTTCCAAGTTGGGAATTCATACCCGTGCCAACGATTTCGGCTATGAAAGTCTTGGTTCCAGTGACAGATTGGTTGCCACTGGTATAAACATAATTTGCGGCAGCGGGAGCAGTCCAACCAGACAGAGAATTAATACGGCCCTGTAGGGTAGCCCCGGTTTGAGTAAGATTACCACTGATGATAACACCAATTCCATTTGCGTGAGCTACGGCGGCATTGCCGGTCTGTACAATCGTGTTGCCCAACTGAGCGCCAGTCTGTATCAGGTTGCCCGAAACACCGGCTGTTACCTCAATCCCGTTGACGTATAGGCTGTTTCCCGAAGCACGAACAACCTGCTTTGTTAAAATCAACTGGTCTGTTTTGAAATTTAAGGCCATTTAAGCGTAAGAATAAGTATTACCTTTATATATGCCGCCACGATTTTTGACTATTTGGCTCATGTAACTAGTATCACATCCGATATCATGAGCCGCTTTGGCGAGAGAATCCCACTCTTTTTCTGTTTCAAGGCACCTAACCCGTTTAGTAGCCCTTTTTTGGGGGCGCTCTTTGCTAGTAGAAGAAGAGTTTAAAAAGCGATATGTAGCGCCCCGATAGCAAATAGATTGAGACACCACTTGGGATATTCGGGAAACAGATACCCCAAGAAGATTAGCAAGGAAAGACATGGAAGGATATACCACTCCCGTCTCATTACAGATAATACGCCTAAGCTTTGTGTTGATGAAAACCAAAGGTCTTTGCCCGCAAACGATAACTCTTTGTGGCTCGTAAATATCAGTTTCTACCTTTTTCCAATGGAATCCCCCTGCCGTCTCTATCTTACCCCTTAAGCAATTGTTTATGGAGCTAGCGTGGATTTGCTTGGCGTTAGAAGCATCTTGTTGAGTGGCAAATATCTCATCGGTTTCTTCGCATCGTATAAAAAATTTAACCGTCCGAATTTTTGCCTCTTTAGTGAGATTTTTTCCTTGCCCCCCCGAAGACAAATTATATCCTTTGGCCCGATTGGTTGAATCGTATTTTCTTATCCAATCTTTTTCAAGCCCATCTAATATGGGGCCTATTCGACCTTGGTCTATTACTTTGATTTCGAAATTTTCTTTTCCGTACTTTCTAATAGCGAGACCCATAGGACAACGAGACCTTTTGGAGTCAGAAACGTGTTTATACCATCGTGTGCCGATGGTTTGACTAGTTTGTCCGATATAAATCTTTCCGTTTAATCTATTGGTGATGAGATAAATAACGCCTAACACCTCATTAAAATCATGTGAAGTCTTAGAAAACTGTAGGTTGGGAAAATTAATAGCCATGTTTGTTGGCCGGGTTTACGGCGCTGCATCCAATCTATTGACGGGATGACTAAAACGGGACAATGCCTGATACACGAAAATTAGGTCTTTACCACCACGTCTAAGAAAACGCCTGAGGTATCCACTGTATCAGTAAGCAAAGCGTAGAACCCTGTAGTGGAACGTCCGCTGATGGCGATTCCGTAAACCCCGTTAGCCGCGCCGCTGAGTTCAAAGGTCACACTGATTCGCGGAATGGTGGGGAATACCACGGGATGCCAGATATAGTACGTGTCTAAACCGGTTGGTAGCAAGCCAGTTAGGTAACTAATGACTCCACCGTTCGTGCCGGTAGCAAAGCCGCTGAGCGCCGCAATTTGTTGGCCAAGCAAGATACCCGTTTGGGTGAGGTTGCCAGAAATAATTGTACCGATGCCATTGGCATGAACCACGGCGGCACTACCCGTTTGGGCGATACGAACTTCTAAGCCACCAGAAACGTTGCCAACAAAGCCGGACAAGGAAGTGATGCGCCCTTGAAGAGTCTGGCCGGTCAGAGTGAGATTGCCAGAAATGATTGACCCTATCCCGTTTGCGTGCGCGACCGCAGCGTTGCCAGTAGCCGTGATACGGGTTTCCAAGCCGCCCGAGACATTCCCCACAAATCCGCTGAGAGAAGTAATTCGACCCTGAAGCGTAGCTCCGGTTTGGGTAAGGTTACCGCTGAGGATAAAACCCACTCCACTGGCGAAAGCAATGGCGGCATTTCCCGTGGCCGTGATTCGCGTTTCTAGCCCACCAGACACATTGCCAACAAAGCCCGAGAGAGAATCAATTCTGCCTTGCAAGGTTTGACCGGTCAGGGTTAGATTTCCAGAAAGTCCCGAACCAATTCCGTTAGCGTGGATGACCGCCGCACTGCCCGTCGCAACAATGTCCGCCGAGATGCCGCCCGAAACATTGCCGACAAATCCGCTGAGGGAGTTAATCTTGTTGTCCAGCACCGAACCCGTTTGCGCCAGATTGACGGTCAAAGTATTGACTTGGGTTTGCAGGGCACCACTGACGCCGGTAACGAAAGGAACCGTAGCGTAGAAGGTCGGGTCCGAATCGCCAGAGATAAGAATCGTACTACCGACCGTGAATACGGAAATGCTGCCCGTACCCTCAATGATGAGAACACCGCTCAGTCCGTTAATCGCGGAAACGCCTGCGCTTGCAGCCTCAATGAGGTTAATCATGAAACCGCTCAGGCCCGTGGTTTGGGTAAAGAGGGTCGTGCCGGTTTGAGCGAGATTACCAGATAGGTTGATGCCAATGCCGTTGGCGTGCGCCACCGCAGCATTGCCGGTCGCAGTGATTCGGGTCTCTAGTCCTCCACTGACTCCCGTGACAAAACCCGAAAGCGAATTGATGCGTCCTTGCAACGTTTGGCCCGTAAGGGTCAGATTGCCAGAGATGGTTTGTCCAATACTATTGGCGTGCGCGACTGCCGCGTTGCCCGTTGCTGTGATACGCGCCTCTAACCCTCCGCTGATAGCCGCGTCACGGTTGAACAAGGTTTGCCCCGTCAAGGTTAGGTTCCCTGAGATAGTCTGACAGATAGAGTTGGCCTGACCCACGGCGGCATTACCCGAGGCAATAATAAGAGCACCCAACGTCGCGCCGGTCTGAGATAGATTGCCGGACAGATTGACGCCAATACCGTTGGCGTGGAGAACAGCAGATTCACCCGTAGAGACGATAACGCCAAGAAGAGTCTGTCCCGTCAGGGCGAGTTGCCCCGAAAGAATTTGGCCAATCCCATTCGCGTGCGCGACGGCTGCGTTCCCCGTCTCGACAATTCGAATCTCTAGCCCGCCACTGACATTGCCCACAAACCCTGAGAGAGAATTGATTCGGCCATTAAGTACGGAACCGGTCTGGGTCAGATTGCCCGAGATGATTTGCCCAATGGTATTGGCTTGCGTGATGGCAGCGGTTCCAGTTTGAGCAATACCGGTGGCTAGTAGTCCGGAGATATAAAGGTCGCGGGCCAACAAATCCACGCCTGTTTGAGTCAGTTGTACCTTCGTGGCGTAGTCTATGACCGATTGTCCACTGAGCCCGGTGATAAGCTGGTACAAAACAGAGCCGGTCGCGGCTAATCCCGTTGCGCTTGAAAGCGCATTGATTTGGGTCTGAAGTGCGCCGCTTACTCCTGTTGTGAAACCGGACAATGAACTAATTTGCCCGCCGAGTAGAACGCCGGTCTGGGTGAGTTCCGAGCGAAGGGCGAAGGAAGCGTAGTCTCCTGTGTCTCCGGATACGATAAGAGTTTGTCCGTTGGCCGTGACACCAACATTACCCGCGCCTTGTAGGGTCAAGGTTCCGCTAAGTCCATTGAGTGAAGTTACTCCACCTGAAGTGGAATTGATAAGGCTGGATAGGTAACCGCTCGCGCCCGTGGTGAGAGCATAGAGGTCTGACCCGCTTTGCTGGATGGCCCCGGAGAGGTTCAGTGCGTTATTCTGGGCCGCATTCCACGCTTGGCTACCAGTTTGCTCAAGGAGCCCCGACAAACCCGAGATTTGGGTATCTACGTAACCCGAAAGTGCGGTTATCTTGGCTCCCGTGGCGTTGAGTTCGGCTTGGGTGACATCGCCCACCCCACCGCCCGAGATTGCCCCGCTTAGACCCGTGATGAGATTGTAGAGGTCAGAACCGGTTAGTCCAATCTGAGCAGACAGCGCACCCGAGAGACTATTCAGGGCATCCTCCGTGGCCAGCCCGCTCCCACTGATATAAACCCTTCCATTATCGGCTGTTACAAAGATGTTGCTGCCCGTACCGTAGATGTTAACACTACCGGTTTGTCCATTAACCGCTGCCACGCCCGCGACGCTGCCCGAGAGAATCGCCGTATCAAAGCTGATGTACTTCGTGTAGGGGTCATAGATGATAGGCCAGATACCGGAGACAACCCCCGGAGGTCCAGACACATACATGACCGCGTAGCCCGGTCGCCCCGAAACGGTGAGGCTCAACGCCGCCCCATTATGCACGGTCGCAGACAACGCCACCCCAGTGATGGCGTTAACGACTGTAGTGTTGTCTATGGTGAGAGTGGGCACGACCTTATACCTTACATAGCCAATACACTATTGGCCGATGACTTATTAGGTCTAATCAATCAAAGAGCCCTGTTTCTCCACGTAAAGGGTACTCATCGCGATAGTTTTGATTCCAGAAACGAAGCCAAGGGCGACCATGGGACGCATAGCCGTGCTGCCCACCGGAAGGTTGGTGCTCACTGAACCGTTGATACCAGAACCGCGTAGCACGTCTCTTAGCTCCCAGTTGACGGAAGTGTTGTTCGGCCAAGGCGGACAATACATGGAGAAACGGTAGAATCCTGTTTGGAAAGACATGGTGGTAGTACCCGTCGAAGTGGCCACATTATTACGGGAACGAATTGCCCAGTTTTGCATGTACTGGCCGGTACCCACTGCTCCACCAGAAGCCCACAGATAGTTAAGACCAATCATGTTGCCCGCAGGTTCGTTAAGACCTACTTGAGTAGCAACGGCTTGGTCGGTGAGTCCGACAAAGATTCGACACCCCGAGGGAGCCCCATATGTAGAGGTGGCCAATCCGCTGGACCATACGGAAGTCAACAGGAACTTGGCGGTGAAGAAAAATCCGTTAAGACCAAGGGTGGTGCCACGGAAAATGTTGGCGTTGGTGAAAGCGATACCCGCACTCAAGCCAGCAGCGGGTGTGATAAGGGTGTAGTCACCCAGCACTTCGCTGGTGGTATTGGCCAAGGTTCCGACGTTAGCCGCTGTGTCACCCCAAATGGATAGGGTAGCGGCATTGTTTTGTCCGAAGAACTTAGCCTTATTGTCCCAGAAAGCAGACTGGTAATAGGTGTTGCCCCAACCTGTAGAAGAGAAGGATAATCCGGGCTTACCCGCGACACCAATACCCGAAATTGTACCGAGCCCCAAACGAAGAGAGGTGGAGGTCAGGGTTGAACTACCGGTTGTATCAGGTCCCACGCGCAGGATTCCTGTCACTGGTATCATGATACCACTATCATCCACGATGGCCCTTACATTGTAGTAGCGGGTGCCCGCCGTGTGGAAAACAACTTTGTTGCCAGTAGTTTGAGTGCCAATGTCAAGATTCCCACCGTTGACGTAGAGGTAACCGTCGTTGCCGCTTCCAATATCATATGCGGTTTGTGCATACTGAGAATTGTTGATGCCAAGGTTGATATATCCGCTAACATCGCGGCCAACATCGCTGGTGGCCACCCAATCTGCCGAGGCGTTGACAGCAAGAGAACGGTTTCTGATATTGGCCTGAAGATAACCACCGCTGCCGCCAATGCTCAGAGGATTATCTACATAGTTAAGTTGGGGTTGGCCGATTTCCAACATGCCGGTTGAATAGTCCCAGACAAGGTTGGCGTCGCCGCGAATTTCTTCGCCGCTACGGAAGGTAAGCTGACCACTGCCCGCGTTGACGAATCCGCTAAGATAAATATTGGACCCAATAGTGACGGCGGAAAGACCACCCGTGCCATAAATACCCACCGCAGTAGAAATACCGTTGACCGAAGGAACACCTCCACCCGGAGCACTGCTTGCGGCCCCACTGATAAAGACCTGTCCTCCGGAAGTAAAGACCAACGTGCCCCCGATACCGGTGAAGTCAGCCGTGGCAATTGCCGCCGAACCAGAGACCTTAACCACACTGCCCCCGCCAGCAACTTGCACCATGATAGCGCCGCTGATGTCGATGTCACGCTGCCAGAGGGTTGAACCGGTTAGGGTGAGATTGCCCGAGAGAGAAGTTCCGATGCTATTAGAATAGGTGGCCCCCGCCGTGATAGCCGCAGCCCCGGTTTGGAAGAGACGGGTTTCGAGCCCGCCCGAGACATTCCCGACAAACCCACTGAGTGACGTGATACGGGTTTGCAGGGTCGCACCGGTCTGGGTGAGATTACCAGACAGATTACTGCCTACGTTATTCGCATAAGTTTGAGCCGCGCTAAGAGCAGTCGTGCCCGTTAGGAAGAGCCTTGTTTCCAAGCCCCCGGATACTAGTCCGACAAAGCCCGAGAGGGAATCAATTTTGCTACCGAGGGCCACACCGGTTTGGGTAAGGTTACCCGAGAGATTGGTGCCCACCGAATTGGCGTAGGTAATTGCCGCACTGAGAGCCGCAGAACCGGAAGAGGCTATGCCCGTGACAAGAGTTCCGCTGATGACCAAGTCACGGCTAATGAGCGCGACACCAGTTTGGGTCAGGTTGCCCGAAAGGTTAGACCCGACGCTGTTGGCATAGGTTGTGCTAGCAGTAACAGCCGCCGCGCCGGTTTGGAAGATACGGACTTCCAGCCCGCCCGAAACATTGCCCACCCATCCTGAGACAGAATCAATGCGCCCTTGGAGGGTTTGACCCGTCAGGGTCAAGTTGCCCGAGAGGACGGTCCCAATCCCATTGGCGTGGTTGACCGCTGCCGTGCCTGTCGAGACAATGGTAGACCCAAGAGACACACCGGTCTGGGTGAGGTTGCCCGAGAGATTTGTCCCCACACTATTCGCGTAGGAAATCGCCGCGTTGAGAGCGGCAGACCCGGAGGTTGCAATACCGGTAACAAGAGTACCGCTGATGACTAGGTCACGAGCCCAAAGGGTGGAACCGGTCGCAGTAATATTGCCCGAGAGGATACTACCCATACCATTGGCGTGGCTGATAGCCGCATTGCCCGTGGAAATTACCAAGGCAATCAAAGTCGCGCCTGTCTGGGCCATGTTGCCCGAAACATTTAGCCCAATCGTGTTGGCGTAGGCTACTGCCGCCGTACCGGTCTGCGCGATTCTGGCTTCGAGGCCACCGCTGACGTTACCGACGAATCCACTGAGGGAATCGACTTTGCCGCCAAGGGCGACCCCAGTCTGAGTAAGGTTGCCACTGATGATGCTACCGACCGAGTTGCTGTAGGTCTTGGCTGCGCTCAGAGCGTCATTGCCCGTTTGGGCGATTTGGGCTTGGAGACCGCCCGAGACGTTGCCCACCCAGCCAGAGACACTATCCACCTTGGAGCCCAAGGTCTGGCCCGTCAGGGTTAGATTGCCCGAAATGTTGGTGCCCACCCCGACCGTCAGATTGTATAGCTGTTGCCCCGTCGAGGCAAGGTTGGCCGCAGAGGCGGAGGACCCGGAGAGCGCGTCAATCTTGCTGCCTAAAGTCACGCCCGTCTGGGTGAGGTTCCCACTGAGGGAGGTTCCAATGGAGTTGCTGTAAACGTTGGCCGCAGTAATCGCCGCGCTACCCGTTGAGGCGAGATTGACCGCTGAAGCCGAGTATCCGGACAACGCATTGACCTTGTTGTCTAGCGTCGAGCCCGTTTGGGCAAGCTGGGCCAAGGTCGCGCCCGTACCACTGATAGTGATAGTCTGTCCGTTCGTGGAGATAGCCACATCGCCCGCCCCGACCAAGCTGAGGATACCGCTCGAACCATTCAGGGAGGACACACCCGCGCTGGAAGCCCCGATGAGTTGAAGCAGGGCCGCACCGGTCTGGTATAGATTACCCGAAAGGTTGGTGTCCCCACCGACGATGAGGTTGTAGAGTTGCTGGCCGGTAGAGGCGAGGCTAATGCTGGATGCGGCATAGCCCGAGAGAGCATCAATCTTGCCGCCCAAAGCCACGCCCGTCTGCGTGAGATTGCCACTTAGGATGGACCCAATACCGTTCGCGTGATTGACAGCGGCACTTCCCGTGGAGGCAATCGTGGTTCCCAGTGCGACGCCCGTCTGTGTCAGACTTCCCGATACGTTTGCGCCCACCGAGTTGGTGTAGCTGATGGCAGCGGCACCAGTTGAAGCGACAGTGAGACCCAAGGCCACACCGGTCTGAGTAAGTGCCCCAGAAAGGTTGGTTCCAACCGAGTTGGAGTAGCCCATCGAAGCCGCGCCGGTCTGGCCTAGACGAACCTCAAGTCCGCCGCTGGCCTCACCGACAAACCCACTGAGCGCATTGACTTTGTTGTTGAGAACACTGCCCGTCTGGGTCAAGGCTCCCGAGATGGATGAATCCCCGCTGACGAGGATGTTCTGCCCGTTGACCGAGACGGTGAGTCCGCCCGTGCCCAGCAGAGTCACCGCGTTGGTCAGACCATTCAGGGAGGAAACCCCAGCCCCGCCGCCCGCGCCACCGCTAATCAGGACTTGCCCGCCCGAGATGAGCACAACCGTTCCGCCGATGCCCGTGAGGTCCGCGATGGAGAGAGTGGATGACCCGGTGACCCTAACCTGAGTGCCATTCCCCGCGCTGATTTGGTTCTGTAGCGCGCCGCTGGCGTTGAGGGTAAAGCCGGAAAGACTCGTGATGCGTCCGTCTAAGGTTGAGCCAGTCTGGGCCAGATTCCCCGAGAGGTTGGTGTCACCTCCGACGATGAGATTGTAAAGCTGTTGGCCCGTGGAGGCAAGGCTGGCACTGGAAGCCACCGACCCGGACAGGGCGTTGATTTTGTCGTTAAGAATCGTGCCAGTCTGCGCGAGGTTGCCGCTCAGAACGGAGCCCATTCCGTTGGCGTAGCCAATAAGCGCGGCTCCGGTCAGGGTGATGGAGTCTCCCAGCGCGATTCCTGTTTGCGTCAGATTCCCAGAGAGATTCAGTGCGTTGGCATTGGCGATGGCCACGGCGGCTTGGCCGGTCTGGGCAATCGTTCCACTGGTGGACGTGCCGATACTGACGGCGTATGATACCGCCACCGCGCCCGTCTGGGCAATCCGCGCTTCCAGTCCGCCCGAGACTACGTTTTCTGTCCAGCCCGAGACCGAATCAATGCGCCCCTGTAGGATTTGGCCCGTAAGCGTCAGGTCGCCCGACAGGTTCACCGCGTTGGCATTCGCCACTTCAAGAACTTGTGAACCCGTTGAAGCAATCTGTTGCGACAGGGTACCGGAGGAGATATCAATCAGGGCACCTGTCGCGTCAAGCTGGGCTTGGGAAACACCCCCGCCGCCCGAGTTGGCCACGATGAGGTCGTAGAGGTAGCTACCCGTGATGCCCAACCGGTCACTCAGCGCCTGAATATCGCCGCTATTGGCCAGATTAACCCCGCTGATAGTGATGTTCTGCCCAGCGTTGGTAACGCTAACCCCGTTGATACCCAAGATGTTAACCACACCGCTGATGCCATTGACATAGGTAACGCCACCCCCTACGCCGCTAAAGTAGGCCGCATCAATCGTGATGGTTCGAGTAGACGCATCATATCCAAGCGGATACTCAGCAGCCACGACACCAGCGGGGCCACTGACATACATGACGTTGAGTTGAGCGGTATTGCCAGCCATAGGGAGTATGGGGGAATACACCAAAATGGGTAGGAGCTACCCGTGGGAGGTGATTAAACCGGAGCTAGACCCCTGAGTTTTAGATAGCGACCTAGGCGTTTGTAGGTATAAAATGGCCCAGTCAACGGATGGGGATAAGTAAATGGGACGTAACCATAGTAGGCATTTGCACCCGTGGCGGAAAAAAGCATGGTGCCAGAGGTGGGGTATGTAGAACCGTCTGTAGGATAAGTATTGGATGCGCCATTGAGTCCGCTGAAATATTCATATCCGCCAGAAGACTCAGGAGCATGAATGAAATAGTCTCTGTTTTGAATAATAAACGAAACGTTGTCTCCAATGGAAAAGTCTCCTGAAACAATCGGACTACCGTTGGAAGTATTGTTCCAAAAAAAGCTGTTGTGTACTTGGTCTTCTGCGGGCCAGCTAAAACGTGGAGGATTCCAAGAAAAAGATGTCCATGGGAAACTTGGTGGTTGATGATTTAGATTATTACCTGAGTTACAGGTATAATAATAGTTCACTCCGGTTTGGTTAATAAAAACAATGCTATCAACGGCATATGTTGTTACTGCACTCCACTGTGTCGCCCCCCCGGTGGGCTGACATTCCTCTTCTCGTAAATATATTCCGGGGCGACCAATAGTTGACGTGCCGCTATTGCCCCATACCAAGTTTGCCGAACCACGAAGCGTACAAAGCTTGCTAAGACGTGGAGCACTCATTACATTGTTGTAGATTTCAACGACGGATTGCCCGCGCCTTGCACCGAAGCCTTGTTGCCAGTATCCTTCGTAGGGTGAAACTCCACCCGGTGCGCTACCATGTGTCATAATGGCGTCGCATAATATACTGGGGTCATAAATATCGTTTTGGTTAAACGTATTGTATCTAACAACTAGTTTGCCGCCATTCTCGGTTCCAATTTTTTCTTGTGTATATCCGACCGCAGGATAACTGGCGTTATCAATAAAGCTGTTGGTTTCGATAAATAGGGCGTTCGCCGTTCCTGCTGCCATAGACTCCCATGAAGCATTTGCCTGTAACACACTACCCGCGCTAAAGTCAATACCTTTTCTAGAGTTGTAAAATAAATTATTGTCTATTACCCCTTGGCATCCTTCGACAACAATCTGTGTATATCCAAAATGGAAAATGTTATGGTCAATCCGTAAATTTTGGAGAGGATTGGGGCCGGACCCAACAGAGACAATATAGACTCCAACAGAGCCGGAAAAATCAACTAACTGGAATACAAACCCAGTAACACGCATCAGGGTTGTTCCGGAAATACCTGTTATACGAAATACTCCACCCGATAAAGTGGTTCCGGCAGTAAGAGTCGTTCCGTTACCGTCGATGGTTAGCGTTTTACTGACTATGGAGGAAGCCGACCATGTAGCACTTCCATTTAACGGGAATACGATTGTGTCACCATCTACCGCATCATTATAGGCGGAAGCAAAATTCGCCTGTGCCGCCGTTCCGTCTCCGTAATTGGCTACGTAAATTACGCTCATATATTATGGGATGGACGGGTCGTTGCTTAGGGTACCTCCCGCATGCAAAGAGAAGTTGCCGCCAGAACCCTGTTGCGTTCCGAAACTTGTATAGTCATTGTGAAAATAAATCAATGGTTGTGTTCCAGTAGGTGTAGAACCATCAGCGCCAAGGTTTACTGGTTTGCCACCAGAAATAAATTTTGCCCTATTTGCGCTGTTTGAAATGTCAAAAAATGAAGCGGGGGTAGTAAAATAGAATTCACAAATAGAACCTTTTAACGGGCCTCCACCACCGTTACCGGCCGGAAAATACCACTGTGATGGTTCAGAAAAATCAACAATAGCGTCAGTAATAAAATCACCAACCGATAAAGAAGCAGTATTATTGATATATAAATATTTGTTAGCAGAGTTACTGGTATCCCAAGAGCATAAAACATGTACCCATCCACTGGCCTCGGCAACAGTTCCGCTAAGGCTACGCAAATCTACCCGAATATCACCGATAGTATTTCTGCCTAATATACGGATAGCATTTCCTAGACCGCCGCTTCTTGAAATACCAAACGAAATATGACCACCTATATCGGGACCGGAACTCATGATATTATAATCGTTGTTGTCTGTAGTCGCTCCCATTTTTATCCAGAACGACAATAGACCCAACTTACTATCTGTTGCGCCTGTTATGGCGGCACCACGAGTCAAATAATCATTAGCACCGCCAGCAAAGGCTGTAGCATAATATGTAAAACTGGAAGGAGACGCACTGACTGCTCGGCGCGGAGCTAATCCGCCAATTCCCGATTTTCCTATACCCTGACCCAACTGAGGAATGTGAACAGCGCGTTGCGTGGGCTGAACGTAAATAGGCATGTTTTTATAGCTCCCATGCCACCCATGCGCCACCAGAAACCTGAATAGCTCCCTTGTATTTGTCGCTACCAAAGCTTGAACCGGCCCATCCGATGGCGGTAGAAGGGTTAAGAATCATAGAAAAATTACCCGTAGAAGCTGCGGTGGCCCCAAGGTTGACATACAATGGAAGCCCGGTATGAACATTTTGAACGAAACACTCTAAACGAGATACGTTGGCCGCAAGAGCCTGTCCAAAGAAAGCCGAAACCCCGGTAAAAGGCACCACGCCAGAAGGTCCGTAGTTCGTGGCGACCGATGAAGAACGTGGGACAGTGGTAACAATATTGCCAGTATTCCATCCCGTAACAGTATTGACGGTATTACCCGATATTGCAACCAAAGCGTTGGTAAGCGAGACCAAGCCGGAAACAGCCAGAAGAGCATTAGTAACATTGGCTTGAGTTACGCCTGAGACGGGAAGAGGAGCCGTATTGGTCAGGCTAACTGCGCCAGTCACATAAGCAGCGGAGCTAAGGTTGGAACCCAAAAGCCCAGAAATGCCCGAGTTAAGCTGATTGGCAATTACTAGCAGATTGTTGCCCGTGGCGATAGCCAAAACAACGGAAGTATTGTCTACCGTGGCGCTAATGGTACCTGTGGTAATAGTCTGGATACTGCCACCAGTGACGGCCACATTACCAATGGAGACGGAAGCTTGAACTACGCCTGAAATAGGCAGTGGAGCAGTATTTGTAACACTGACATTTAGGGTGTTACCTAGTTGGCCCGAGATACCGGAAAGAAGTCGGTCAGCAACCAACGTATTGTTGTTGCCGCTAGCAGTAGCCAATACTAAAGGAGTCGTATCAAAGGAAGCCGAAACCGCGCCGGTTACAATTGTGTTGACGTAGCCCGAGATGGCCTGAATGGGAGAAGGGGAGGAAACTACAACGCCGGAAACCGGAATCGGCGCAGTATTGACCAGAGAGACCGGAGTGTTACCGGTCAAAGTTACTACGTTGACACCGGTCAGATTTACCGCGCCTACCGAAAGACTGATTCCGCTGAGGTTAATATTGGCCGCGAGGTCAGTAGGTACTACCGGGCGTTCCGCACCAGTAATTAGTTGGCCAGCGTCGTTTTGCCAAACTACACCAGAGTCATAGATGTATTGAAACGCGGGGGCACCATGGTTGGTGTTGTAAAGCTTTCCGTAGTAACGGAATCCATCAGATGGGATAACAGTAGGCATAAAATAGAATAGATTAAACAGGGCCGTAAGCGACCCAGTTAACCTCTGATACACCTATTTTATGAACTTTTTAGCGCTTCTCGGTGGGAACCCAATCTCCTGCCGCGCCGATGGGTTCGGGAACCTTGAGCACGCCCAGCTTGCGCATCACATACTTGAGGAAGTTGCTGCGTACAATATCCGCCTCTTCGTTGAAGTAGAAGCAGTGGATACCGTTCTCTTTGGACTCCACGTCATCAAACGCCTTGAACAAACCCGTGAATCCATAAGGGTCGTTAATATCGCTCTGGTGCTGAGACCCGATGATGAAGACCTTGCAGAAGGGGCCGACGCGGCTCAGGATAAGCTCAAGCATGGCGCGGTCGAAATTCGCCGCCTCATCCACGATGATAGCCTTGCAATTCCATGACTGCCCGCGCATGAAGCCCGGTGGTACCACCTCAATGCGTTTGTCGTTCTCCAACATCTTGATGGATTGGTCGTCCAGCAACTCATGAAGCTTCTGGAAGAGCGGTTCGGCGTAGGGGTTGATTTTCTCATCTGAGCCGCCCGGAAGGAAGCCAATGCTTTTGCCCGCCTCGATTGGGGCGCGAAGATAGATGATTGAATCAGCCCGCTTGTCGCCCAAAAGCTTAAGCGCGCAGTAGACGGCGAGATACGTCTTGGCCGTCCCCCAGATTCCGTCGCACAGAATCCGTCGCACAGAATCAGGCGCGTGTCTTTGTCAAGCGCCTTGTCCACAAAGGCTTGCTGCTTCTCGCCCAAGTCGT